TCGCCGCCAGGACTTGCTCGGCCACCGGCGACTGGGCCAGCGCCTCGGCCGAGATGTAGACGTCGGACACCGGGCCCTCGGCGGTCGCGCCGGCCACGAAAGCCTCGAACGTGTCAGCGTCCCGCGCGCGGACCTTGGAGGCCTTTGCAAGCTCGTTCAGGGCCTGGAAGGTCTGGGAGGTCACCTCGGCCTGTTGCGCGGCCTGGAGGCGCTCCTTGGCCCGTCCGTAGGCCATCGACGCGACCTCGGCCGGCGCGCCGAAGAATTCCCCGGCGAACTCGCCGATGATCGCCGGCCAATCGAGCGGGGCGGTGGGGTCGGCAGCCTTCTGGCCGAGCGCCTCGCCGCCGGCGCCGAAGAGGCCCTGGACCGGGGTCTGGACCGCCAGGTTGACGCCCTCGCGCAGCAGCGGGCGGGTGGCGAGCGCCTTGCTCGTCGGCAGGAGCTTGCCCGCCACGCCGGCCGAGAGCGCGTCGACCGCGCCCACCACGCCGGCGTGCGTCATCGCGTGAGCCACGACCTTCTGCATCAGCGCCGGGTCGGCAGCGGCAGCGGTGATCGCGGCCGGATTTGCCAGGTTCACGCCGGCCTTGGCGAGCCCCTCCATGATCGAGGAGCCGTAGTCGATCTGGGTCGAGCCGGTGCCGGCGATGACGGCCTTGCTCGCGAGCTTCTGCGCCGCGCCACCGACGAGGAGCGCCGGCAGGTTCTGCACCAGGCTCTCGGCGCCGAGGTCGGCGATGATCGAGAGCGGGTCCGCCATGAAGGCCTTGACCGACTCGACGAAGCCCTGCGCCTTGTTGAAGCGCGCGGTCGACTCGGGGCCGGGCAGCGCCGCCTTCTGGGCCTGCTGGTTGGCGATGAAGGTGGCGCTCTCCTCCTGGCCCTTGCGGAGATCAGCCTTGAACAGAGCCCGCTGCTCGGGGCTCATGTACTGGATCGCGTAGGGATCTTCGGTGTCGAGCACGCGCTGGCCGAGCGCGAGCTTCTTCTCGACCTTGTCGACGTTCGCGAGCGCGGCCTCGCGCGCGCCGATCTCGGTGCCGCTCAGTCCCTGGCGGAACGACAGCGGGCCGCGCTGCAGCGAGTTGAAGAGCGTCTCGAACAGGCCGAGGCTCTCGATGTCGTCGTGCGCGACCTTGCCGTTCTCCTGGTTGCCGAGGAAGGCCGCCGTCTTCGGGAACTGCGCCGCCATCGCATCGAAGTCGATGGCGTTCATCTTGGCCTGCACGCCGAGCTTGTCGGGGAACTGGCGCACGCTGTCGACCGGAATGCCGGTCAGCTTGGCGATGTCGCGGAGATGGCCCTCGGCGTCGGGCTTCGCCGGCAGCGCGGCCTGCATCCCCACGCGCGCGGCCTGCGCGGGCGGGGGCGGGGTCATGTTGGCTTCGAGGCCGAGCGTCTCCGCGACGGCCGCCCTGGTGTCGAGCGCGTCAGTAGCCACCGGCGGCCTGCCTGCGCTTGCGCAACTGGAGCGCCTGGAACGCGCCGATCACCTGGGAGTCGGTCGGGTCGCTCACGCCCATCGCCTTGAAGTCGGCCTTCAGCCGCGCGCCCACGTCGCTCGGAACGTCGGCGATCTGCATGGTGAGCAGCGGCGCGGTCTTCACTCCGGTCGTGATGCCCATGAACGACTTGCGAAGCTCGACGTTGGTCGCGAAGATCTTGTCGATCGCCTGCTCAGTCTCGGCATCGGTGAACTTCTTGCCGTGCTGCGCCTGCATCGCATAAAGCTCGCGGTGGATCGTCTGGCGGATCGTTCCCACGCGCGCCGCGTCGGAGCCACCATCGTCCTTCGGAGTCGGGTCGATGCGAAGCTGGCGCAGCCTGCTGCTGACGGTCGACTCGACGACCGGCATGTTGAGGTCGCTCGCCTTCTCGCCAGGCTTGCCGGTGAGCATCTGGCCGCGCACGGTCGCGAAGTGCTTGAAGTCGGACGGCGCGAGTTGCGGCTTGAGCATCTCGAACTGGACGTCGGGCATCGCGGCGAGCGCCTCGGGGTGAGCCGAGAGCCGGTTGTAGAGCGCGAGGTTCGTCTCGACCTTCGAGCCGTCGAACGCCTTCGCGTAGGTGGTGAGGTCGTCGAGCTTGCCCGGCGCGAGCCGAAGCAACTGATCCTTGATCTCGGGCGGCAGCCGCTTGATGTCGCCATTGTTCTCGGCGAGCCAGCGCTGGCCGCTCGACATGGCGTTGTTCGCCTGGTCGTCGAGCGTGCGGATGATGAGGTTGTACTGCTTGCTCGCGGAGTCGCGCGTCATCGCGATCGTCTGCGGCGGCGTGCCGGGCGGCAGCTTGCGCAGCGCGGCCTGCACGAACTCGCCTTCGACCGGGCGCTCGGGCGTCGCGGCCGACGAGCCGAGCATCGCCATGTTCTTCTTCACGTAGGCCTGAGTCTCGCGCGGCATCTTCTGCAGCCAGTCGTACGGGTCCGGCGGTGCATCGCCCCGGAACGCGCCGCTCTCGCGGTCCTTCTTCACTTCCTTGAGCGCCTTCTCGACCGTGGTGTCGCCGGCGTTGTACGCGGCCCAGGCCTTGGCTGGGTCGCCCCACTTCTGCAGCCGCTCCTGCAGGTACGCGGTGCCGAGCGCGCGGTTGTACTTCTCGTCGGTGCGCAGCTTCGTCTCGTCCCACGGCAGGCCGGCGAGCTTCGCAGCGTCGGGACCGGTCTTCGCGGTGACCTGCATGAAGCCGATGCCGCCCTCGACCTTGGTGCCGTCGGGCTTCTTGACCCAGCCGATCACCGGGTTGCCCTTGTCGTCGAGTTGGCGCCCGCCGCTCTCGTTCATCGCGGTGATGCGCGTCATCTTGTCGAGGCTGTTCGGCAGGATGAGCGGCTGGAAATCGGTCGTGGTCTTCTGCACGGCCTCGGTCGACATCGTCACCGAGACGGCCTGGTTGACGTGACCCTGCACGCGCAGGATGTCGTCGCCGGTCATCTGCGACTTGAAGCGGTCGAGGTAGCCGAGCGCGTAGACCGGGTTGTCGTTCGCGAGCGCGGTGAGGATCGCGGACTGGTGGACGTGGCTCGATGCCTTGAGGTAGGCAGCGTCGACTTGGCTCGCGCTCCAGCCGAGCGCCTTGCCCTTGTCGTAGATGCCGCCCTTCGCCGCGTCGAGCGACGCGCGGATCTTCGCGGGGTCGTTCCAGTTGACCTTCGCGTCCTCGATCGCGAGATCGGTCGCGCCGTCGGCGACGGAGACACGATGGTTCGTGAACTCCTGGAGCATGTGACCCTCGACGTGCCCGTAGAACTGGGTCGAGAGTTGGTCCGCGTGCGCGGCGAACGCGCGCCGCTGCGCGTCGGTCTTCAGGTTGCGATCGGCGATGCCGCTGAGCGCGGCGGTGAGCTTCGAGCCGTACTCTTCCGGCAGCGCCTGGCCGCTCGTGCGATTGAGCGCGTCGGCGCCGCGCGCGGCCTTGTAGCCGATCGCCGGATCGTAGGTGAGGTTGTTGACGGTGCGGCGCGCCTCGTTGAGCGCGGCGTTCACCTGAACCTGGTCAGCGATCTGCTGCGTGTCGAGCGCGATGGCGGTCGCGGCCGAGCCGGCCTCCATCATCGCGTGGCCGAGGCGCTGGTTCTGATCGCCGACGATCGCCTCGGGCGACGGCGTCTGCGGGATCGTGGCGCCGCTGACGTTCGGCGCGACGCGCGGTGCGGAGAGGCTCGGGACTTGAGGCATCTATCGCTCCGTGCTCGGGTCGTAGCCGCCAGGGCCGATCGGCGTGACGGCCGAACTCACCGCGCCGGACTTGTTGAGCGTGTACCAGGACCGCGCGACCTGGGCGCCGCTGGAGAGCAGCGTGCCGGCGCCGGCCACAGCCGGGTTCACCGCGCGCCGCGCCAGGGCGGAGTTGCCGTAGCCGACAGCCTGGGCTCGGTAGCCGAAGCTCGCGCGCACCGCGTTCGCGTGGATCGTCTGCGCATCCGTCTCGCCGAGGAAGTCGGTGGTCGTGAGCAGGCGCACTGCGGAGTCGCTGCCACGGTCGAGCCCGTTCGCCGCGATGGCGACCTTCTGCTTGCTCTTGAGGTCGGCGTAGTTGAGCCGGCTCGCCTGCTCCTCGTGCTCGCCCTGGCGGAGCGCGGCCTCAGCCGCGAGCGTCGAGAGCCTGGCGTTGGTGTCGTCGATCTGGGCCTGGTGCTTCTGGCCCATCGCCGCGCCGACAGCGCCGATGGTCGAAGAGGCGGTGCCGCCGATCTGCATCCATTGCGCTGCGCTGACTCCGTCCGACATGCCTAGCCTCCGATTTCCATTTCGAGCGTCAAGCTCGTGATTGTGAGGGGCAGCGGTGCGGTCTGACGAACGCAGACCTGGCCGTTCCGGGCCCACGTCGGGTCGATCACGATCTCGACGACGTCGGTCTTGAACGCGGGGGGCGATCCGTACGGCTCGGTCGTGCGCTGCTTGTGCTCGCGCAGCAGATCGAAGGTGGGACCGACGAAGATGCCGCCAGAGCGGAAGACCGAGAGCCAGGCCTTGTTGACGTTCTTGATGTGGCCCTGGCCCGAGCCCTGCACCTCGATCATCGCGGCCGGCAGCGTCTGCCAGTCGGAGATGAACGGCAACCCGATATGCGCCTTCGAGCAGTCGGCTTCGAGATCCACCGCGCCGGCGGTGACGACCTGGCTCGTGTGGACCGCGCCGTCGCCGAGGATGCTGACCTCTTCGCCGTTGAGCCACGAGAGCCCGCTGATGGTGTCGGCCGGCACACCGTCGTAGCTCGCGCCGCAGTCGACGAAGTACGCGTCGGCGTCCTCCTCGAACCTCATGCTGCCGAGCCGCTCGATGAATCGCGTGGGCACGCCGTTGATGGTCCGCAGCACGACGACGTAGAGCCGGTCCTCGTCGCCCTCTGCGACGCAGCAGCACGACTCGAAGACGGCGTCGCCGCTGTCGTGCCACGTCCACGCGCCGATCTGCTGCTCGGGCACGTAGGTCAGCGAGAGCAGCAGGCCGCTCGTGCTCACCATCCAGACGATCGGGTATGGCGCCTTCGAGTAGCCGATGTCGACGATGTCGAAGCCGTCGAAGAGGTGGGGCGCACGGAGTGAAAGATCACCGGTCAGGTAGCCGGAGAATTGCACCGAGTTGCTGAAGGCCATCTCACGAGCGTGCCCCCCACGGTCCGCAACATACACCAGGTTGTTGTTGACGATGACGGGCTGGGCGTCGTTCGCGCCGATGTAGCTTTGCGGCTTGACGCTCACCGAGGACGGGGTCACCGCGTCGGTGTTTAGCGAGGTCAGCCGCCACTCGGCCGCGCTCGTCAGCATGACCAGCGTGTTGAGCGGCACCAGGTGGCGGATCGTGTTCGCCTCGCGCGCGGCGGCGCGGAACGACAGAGCGTCGTCGTCGCGCACCGGGATCGAGTACGACATGTCGCTCTCGGTGCCGCTGCGCGTGGCCCAAAAGTTCTGCGGCTGGTTGAGCGTGCCAGCGAACCAGCGACGCTGCTCGTAGTAGGCGACCGCGCTCGGATAGTTGCCTGCGGCCAGGAAGAGCGGGTTATCGATCGGCGGCGTGCTGGAGATGTCGGGGACGATGTTCTCGTCGATGAACGAGACGCCGTCGGTCTGGCCGATGTAGCCAAAGAGGCCATTGCTCTGCTTGTAGACGTTGTAGCGCATCGCGTTGGCGACTGCGCCCCAGGTGATCTCGTTTTGGTTGCCGGTGACGAGCAGGTTGTTCGCGACGGTGGTCGATGCGCTCGGCAGCGACTTGTCGATCCCGTTCGAGCCGACCGCGACGACGACATAGACGTAGTCGGTCGTGCCGGACCCGACGAGCGCGCTGGACGCGACGCTGCCCGGCGGCGTGAGCGTCGCGGCGAACGAGATCGTCGTCAGCGCCCACGAGAGCGCGCCGAGCCGGCGCAGTTCCTGCGGCGGGTAGTTCGGATGCACGAGCGTCAAGACGTCGTTGCTCTGCGTGTAGTGGATCGAGAAGAGATCCGCCGAGTCGTAGGTGGTCGCGACCTCGTAGGCCACGCCAGGCGAAGACTCAAGCGTCGCGCCGTCGGTGTGGAACCGGATGTAGTGGTGCCCGAACTCCAGCACCATCGTCTGGGTCGTCGAGAAGGTGAACGGGATGAGCCGCGCCACCGTCGGCGCGGTGCGAACGTATCGCGTGCCCGGCCGATTCGCCGTCGCGCCGTGCGGACGCACGATGATGTTGCGGCCCCGCGCGAGGCCCATCTTGTACTTCGCGTCGTCGATGCGACCCCAGAATTCCGGGGTCAGTTCCCCGCCGGCGAAGGCGAACTGGACGGTGCGCAGCGCCATCAGCGCCCCGCGATCCAGGCAGGCGTGTGCGCGGGCCTCACGCGCTGCTGGTTGGCGTCAGAGACGGCCGCCTGGCCGAGGACGGCTTGCGCCATCTGCAGGCACTTGATCGTCGCCGCCTGACCGACCTGGCCCTTGAGCAGCGGACCCGCGATGTCGCTCGCGAGCATCCACGAGAGCGCGCGCTCGAAGAGCGGCGTGAACTTCGTCGGATCGGTGACGCGCTGGGTGTACGCGAAGGTCGCCTCGGCCTCGTTCGAGTAGACGACGCCCGACATGACGCGGAAGCCCCGCTGCAGGTAGTCGAGCCAGGCCGGGCGGCCGAAGGCATCGATCTCCTCGCGGATCGTCTCGATGAAGTCGTCGTTGGCGAGCGTGGTCGGCACGACGCCGATGACCTTGATGCACTCGGCCGGCAGCGCGTAGGCGTAGCTCCACTGCGCGTGCGTGTTGGTGAGCGACGCGAGCGCGGCGAACGTGGTCGCGAACGCGAAGTCGTGCATCTCCAGCAGCGAGTCGCGCGCGGTCGGGTAGAAGCGCGCGGCGTAGTCGGCCTGGGTGCTGCCGTCCGGCGGCGAGATGTTCGCCACATCGGCTACGTCGCCGAGGCGGGCGAGCGCCAGGTTGACGATGTCGGTCACGCTGCTCAAGGCATGTTCTCCCAGTGACGATTGCCCTTCACGACATTGTCGAGCGCGGGGATGACCGACAGGTTGTGGTGGGTGTGAAACCCGCTCACCAGCCTACTGCGGATGGGCACCTCGTGATCGACATGAACATCGTGCCCGAACTCGCGGTAGATGCCCGCCAACCGATAGATCGACGCGATGCAATCGTGGTCGGCCCAGGTCGGCGTCACGGCGCGCTTGCGCGCATCTCGTGCCTGGACATAGCCGGGGTTCTTGGCGAACCATGCACGCGTCGCGGCGTTGGCCTTCTCCGAATTGTTCGCACGCCAGGAGCGCACTCCTTGACGGATTTGTTCGCGGTTCGCCTCCCGATAGGCGGCGAGCTTGGCGGCGTGGCGCACACGGTAGGCCGCGTCACTGACGCGCTTCCTTGCCTTCCTCTCGGCATCGTCCATGAGCACCCCCGACGAAAGAGCGGGCGCACCAGGCGCCCGCGTAAAGCTCTACACGAGCAAGGAGAAATCGATCAGCGCTTGCCCTTGGAGGTCTGCTTCGCAGCAGCCGCCTTCCGATCCGCGTCGCGGCTCGCCGCGACCGCCTTGTCGTCGGCCTCGCGGTCGCCGGTGCCGACACCGGTGATGAGGTCGCCGTTGCCCTTGGGCTTGCCGTCATCGGGCGAGTCTGCCTCGGTGGCCGGCTTGGCGTCACTGTGCGGGTTCTGGGGGACCAGTCCGCCCTTGCCGTCGGATTCGAGCAGGTGCTCTGCATCGACTCCGCCCGCGCTCTTCTGCGAGACGGACGAATGGCCCACGGTGGTGAGCGCATCGTCGCCAGCGGCTTGGACGACCTTGGGGGCCTTGTCCTTGCCCTTGTCGGGCTCGTCCTCGGGCTTCGAGGACATGCCCTTGGCGATGGCTTCGCCCATCTTCTCCTCGGGCGAGCGCGCGGCCCGACGGCGCATCAGGTCGTGGTCTTCCTTGCGCTTCTTGCCGTCGCCGTCGAGAGGTTCGAGGTTGCTGCCGGGGATGCCGTCGTACTCGACGATCGTGCCGACCGCGACGAGTCGGTTCTCGATGAGCGACGGCTTGGTGACGCGATAACGTGCCATGTTGATCTCCTGGAGTTGGGTGCTGCGTCAGGCCGTCAGACCGTCGCGTAGCCGCTGGCGTAGTACCGCTTGCCGGTGCCGACGAACTCGGACGGCACGGCGGCGAAGAACTGGCCGGTGGCGTTCGTGAGGACGGCGGTGCCGATGACGATGCGGATGCCCATGTAGCGGCGCGGGTTCGTCGGAGCCGAACTCGACCAGCCCAGAGGCAGCACGGTGCCCGCGACGAGCGTCGAGTAGACGAAGGCCGGGGTTTCGTTGATGACTTCGAGGTTGGTCGAGAGCGCAGCGTTGTCGGCCTGCACAAGCTGGAACTGCACGGTCGCGGCGCCGCCCGAGGTCAGCGTCTGGAAGATGCTGATTTCGATCGTCATCGACTTGCCGATGCCGTAGTCGGCGGCCTGGTTGCCGCCGCGTGCGTTCGGTGCCAGGTCGATGGCGTTGGTGCCGAGCGTGTTGCCCGTGGCGGTGACCAGTTGGCCGGCGAGCACGTTGGCCGCCGAAACCGTACCTGCCAGGACGAGGAGTCCGTCGAGAAGCATGTTGATCTCCTGAAGTTGTGGAGGTGGTTGGCGGCTTAGACGACGCGGGCTTCGGTGGACAGAAGCTGGTCGACCTTGCGGACGGGGACGCCCAGGAAGCGCATCTCGTTGATGCTCTGCCCGAACTGGTTGAGGCCTGCCTCGATCGCGAGGACCGAGCCGGTGCCGCGACGCGCCTGAACGCGGAGCATCGACATCGCGGTGCGGTTCGCGTAGAAGACCGCGCGGCCGCCGTTGATGTTCGGCACCATGTCGAGCGCACGGCTCATCAGGTCGACGATGAACGTCGCTGCCGTGGTGGCCTGGGTGCCGGTGCCGGCGCGCAGATCCGACACGTCGATGTTCGCGATGCGAACAACGTTGCGCCAGTCCTGGACGACGAGGCCGTTCTGCCACTGGTACAGCGTGCGGTAGGCCTGGTAGTAGTTGCCGTTGGCGTCGGTGACCGACTCCTCGCCGAGATCCTGCTGGAGCAGGCCGGCTTGCGAGCCCTTCGGGTACGTCATGAAGACGCCGTTCTCGCCCCAGACGACCAGGTAGATCGACGCGTTGTCGGTGCTCGTGCCACCCGCGTCGATGATGTTGCCGCCGTTGCCGGCCGACAGCAGCGAGTACCGGGTCTGGAGGCCCATGAACTGGCGCGGATCGGTGCCGGGGTTGCCGTAGAACATCTGCGAGGCCATCTCCTGCGCCATCGACTCCATGAACGGCTTGTCCTCGGACATGCGGAACGCGGCCGTGTTGCCGTTGAGGCGCGCGAGCAGCGTGTCGATGTGCGAGCGAGCTTCCAGGATGCCGATCGTCTCGTCGACCTGAGCGGTCGTGCTCTTCGAGGTCGGAACGCCCTGGTTGATCATGCGGTAGTAGACCGCCGGCAGGCCGGTACGGATCGACACGCGGTGCGCGGTCGGGCCGTTGGCTTGCACGAAGACGGCGTCTTCCAGCACTTCGTTGGATTGCGAGAGAACTTCGGCGACGTCGGCGACGCTACCGTCCGGTGCGAGTCGCTTGGCGACATCGGCGAGGGTCAACTGACCCGCTGCGAGCAGTGCCATGTTGTGGCTCCTATTGCTTCATGGTTGGGTACATGCGACGAGCCTTGGCGTCGTTCGAGTTGTCGGTGGTCGCAGCAGTGCGCCCCGTCTCGACCTTGTCAGGGCTGATCGCTCGCCCGGCCTTCACCAGGAGACGAATCATCTCCGGGTGCTCGCCGAGCTTCGACTTTTCGAGCAGATCGTTGAAGGCAGCGGAGCCGAACTGCGTCAGCACGCGCTTCGCGAGGCCGAGGTTCTCGTCGAGCTTGTCGCCGCCGATCTCCTTGTCCGCCTTCGCTTCAGCACGCCACTGGATGCCGGCCTGTTCGACCTGTCGTGCGGCTTGCGCCTGGAACACGGGGAGCATCGTTTCGACAACCCTCTGCGCTTCCGCCTGAGGCATTTTCAGTTCGCGGGCCAGGCCCTCGAACTTGCCGAGGACTTCGGAGTCGAGGGTCGTCCCTTCGGGCGCCACGAACTCGTACTTCTCGGGAGCGACACGAGCTTCGGGCTCGGTCTTCTCTGCCTCGCCTGCCGGCTTCTTCTCGGTGCCGGCGTCAGCGGTCTGCTCGGTGGACGACTTCGCAGCGTCACCGCCCTCGGGCTTCACCGTCGACTGATCGCCGCCCGCTGGCGCGGTCAGGCTCGTGTCGGTGCTCGCCGGGGTCTGGGTGCTCGCTGCTGGCGTCGTCATGTTTGCTCGTCCTGTTCGATCGGCTTGCGCCGACGCTGTCTTGCCTCATCAGCCATCTCGGAGTAGCGCTCCGGGCATAGCTCGAAGATCTGTGCCGTGATGCGCAGGCCCTCCTGCTTCATCCCTTCAGCGAACGCCATCTGCATCGCGTCGCTGTTGAAACTCGTCTTGTAGATCGATGACCTCTCAAGTGCGCGCCACACTGTTCGGCGCCCCCTCTTCGAGGACATGAGCCACATGAAGTCTTTCC